AGAAACGCTAAAACCATTAAATATGAGCATAATTGAGTTAATGTAAAGCTAAAGAATTGTACTTGTGTTCCAAGCTCTAATTTAGCATCTAAAAATTTCTGTTGGTGTAAATCTTGCATTGTTAGTTGTTTTAGTTATACCACCAAGACCCCCTATTTATTTCAGTAGGGGGTGATGGTGTTTAAGCATAGCCACCAAAGACTAATTTAATATCGCTTGACCGATAACTTTACCTTTTTGTAATATGATTTCTGTATGACCTTGCACACAATTATAGCTTTCAAATAATTCCATATACTTACTATCTGCTTGAAATTCACAATTATATTGAAATTCATTTATTGTTTTTTCCGTGTATTTACAGCACTCAATTACAATGTATTTTTTCTGTTGGTGTAAATCTTGCATTGTTAGTTAGTTTTAAAAAACGAGTTTCAGTTGTGGTCGACTGCTTTTGTTGTTGTTTTGCTACACTTTCCAATAGTGTCAGAATTTTGGTTAGTCAATCTGTGTGACTCCTTTTTTTTCTTTTTTCTCGTTTGTTAGTTGTTTTAAAAAGGGGAGATTGCTCTCCCCATTGTTGTTATATTATTTAGTGTAATTCTTTAAATGTAATTTTTTCAATTTTATTATATCCTTTTTTAATTAAGTATTTTGCAACACTCTCAGCACTTGACCAACTTATTGGACTATTTGATTTAATTATTAATTCATTCTCATTTATAGAAAGATTTGTAATTTTTCCATTTAAAGATAAATTTTCAGTTAGTTTAATTTTATTTGTCATTGTTTTAGTTTGTTAAATTCTTTGGCTAAAGTAATACATTCTAAACTTCTGTGCAAACTTTTACACAAAAAAAGTGTATTTATTTTAGTTTACTAGAGTAAAAAAATGTTAAAGTTTTTCAATTATAAGCATAAAAAAAAGGGATAGACGTTAATCTACCCCCTAAAACAAACCAAATACGAGGGGTAACAACTCCCTCTGATTTTAAACAAGTTCGCAAATATATTAAAAAATATGAGTTAAGTGTGCTATTTGTCCGTATTCATTATGTATAAATCCCTCAACAGCTTTAATACTACCAGTATATCCCTTTTGATAGTGCCAAGCATCAGAGCCACTTGGAGAACGTAAAAACTCTACCGTCACTCCTACGTTATCAAAAGAACTCATAAACTTATAGCGTTGTTTGTGGTGTAAGTGATGTAAATACCAGTATCTATATTTAGTATCTGCCCATAACTTAGGCTCTTCTTGAGCCATATGCAAAGGTAAGTTTGGCAACTTAGCACCGTCTCCGTGAGTCAATCCTATTAGACTATTCTTATACTTATAGTACTTTCTGTGTATTGGGTCAGCATCTACGCTTACAGCTTCTGTATTACGATACCAAGCTTTTAGAGCGTGTGCTAAATGGAAGCCACTCATATAGTCGTGATTGCTCATAGAATGAACACAATCAACTGGAGCTAACTGCATTAGCATCTCTACTACCTCAACGTAAAGCTCTAAAGCCTCTGTGAAGTGTTTATACCATTTGCCGTCTTTATCTTGTGGAGTGCCTTTTGTAGTGTTTCCTTGTACGTTGTCTGTGTGCAATATATCATTACCTATACAAAACAATATGCGTTCAATAGGATAGCCTTCTGCGTTCCTTAGAATACCCTTAACTCCTTCTCTTACTCTGTTTTTAGCTATTTCTATGTTATACTCGTCTCCAGTTTCTGTAGCATCGGCATACTTTCCAATGTGAACGTCTGCTGGATTTATTATAAGTAAGTGACCATCTTGTCTAGTAGGATAATCAATGGAGGGATATTTAGGAGAGTATTGTGAGATAAGCTCCTCAATAGATTGTAAAAAGTCATCTTTAGTAAATTCATTAGGTTTAGCAAATATTGAGAACTTTTGGCTTTTATACCAATAATGAGAAACAGAGCCGACATCTATACCAGCCTCGTTACATTCGTCAGCTAATAGAGATTGTCTCTCTTTGTCTTTTCTATATTCGTCTATTAGTTCCCATTCATCTGTCTTTAATCTATACCTCTTTTCTTTTGTCATTTTTTGTTGATTTTCTCCAATCCTCTAGAACCAAAATAAGCACCTATACAAGTGATAAGAACTATCTGTAGTAGGTCTACCCATTGCTCATCTACGTTAAATGTAATAACTCCAGCATCAATAAATATAAGCAAAGTTGTTGAAACTACAAGCCAAGCTAAGACTAACGGTCTTATGTTTCTAGGTAGCCAACTAGATTGTAAGTTATCTGACTCCCATCTTTTAGTAACTTCTTGCTCTATTAAAGCCTCTTGCTCTTGGATAATCTTTTGCAGCTCGTTCTTTAACTGCATTTTTTCCTCTTGAGATGTTATTACCTCATCTATTATTGTATCAGCTTTACCTAATAGATTACCTAGTATGTTTCCTAATATAGCCATATAGCGTCAGTCTTTGATGAATCGTCAGTATGTATAAATGATTTTGATATGCCAAGCCTTCTTGTTAAGCCAACTTCAGCTAAAGCTCTTATAATCTTTTGTCTATTTATGCTATTATCACAAGCAATATCTACTGCTTTGCAAGGTATTAATGTATGTGCCGAATCTTGTACTCCTCCAACATCTAAATTATGTTGTGGACTTCTATAACCACTTGTAATAAAAAAAGGAATACCAGCTATTGCTCTAGCTCTATCTAATTTTTTTAAGTATTTAGGACACATATTATTAACTCCTGGTAAGTCTGGAGATTCAAACTCACTTAGCTTAAAGTATTTCAACGCCATTTGTTCTTCTATTTTCTTTACGCTTTTCTTCCAAATATCTAAATTCATCCTTGACCCCTTGATAGTTTTTTTCTTTGTGATTTGCTAAGGTTTTTAGAGTGTATTCCTTTGCGTTTTACCTTAGGCTTCTTTCTAAAATTATTACTTATTTGCTTTGCCATTCTTTCTCTTGTTTCTATAGTACATAAATCGGTCTACTGTATAAATAATAGAGACAACTAATAGAGTTATCTGTAGCATCTCGTGTAAAGTTGTAAAGCTGATTGATAGAGATACGCTATTTAAGCCTAGAACATCAGCATTTTCTTTTATCATATTTTTCATTATTGTCGTGGGTCTGTGCTTATTAATATTGTAATTGTTGCATAAAATTTATCACTACTAGATGTGCTTCCAGTCTTTCTAAAAGTTGGTATAAGACATTCAGTATTAGCAAGTGTAGTTGTTAGTTGTACATCTCTGTTGAATATATAGTTTGCATCGTTTTGAGAAGTAAAAGCAATACTATCTACTAATGATATTAGTGATGCAGTATTTCCGTTCTCTGTTATCCTCTTCTGCCATAACTCAAATACTCCGTTATGACCAGTAGTAGCATCTGTGTTAATATCCCAAGTAATTCTCTCTATTTTACAGCCATTGTGTGGACTTCTGAAAATGCTATTATTGACGTATGAATTAGCTAAGGAATCTCCATTAGACCAAGTACTACCACCATCAATATCCATTATACTAGGGTATCTAGGATTGATTAAAGCTGTATTACCGTGTGTATTTCCAGACTCATAAAGTTTATGAGTTACTATAGTGTAGTCTCTGAATAGTGAATCGTATTTATTTTCTCTATTTAGTATAACAACACTTCCTCCTGGAATTAACTGACTAACTGTAGTAGAAGCAAATGTTATACGTGTTGAATCATAACTTATATCAGCATCTAAAGTTAACTCAATATTAGAGCCAGTATCAGCACATATAACATATACTACATCGCCACTCTTTAAAAGTGTATTTGTGCTAGTAGTAGGTATTATATTTATAAAAGTCAATGTCAAGCTAGTAGTATCTTGACTAACTACTGCAACACTTTCTCCTCTCAAATAGTTTCTTAAATTTCCCATATTACCAAGGTGTAAATTCGTTAGCATCTGGAATATTTGATATAGTACCAGTAACTAAACTTAATGTATTACCACTTAAATCAATTCCATACCATTCTCCAGACCAAGTATCTTCATTTGCATTATAACTTACTTGATAAGGTATAAAAGCAGTTCCATCTATTTCTATTCCTTCAAAATAATTTAACTCTCCACTAGTTAGCTTTAAACTTCCGTCAAATACTCTTGAACCACTAGCTTGACCTTTCATAACCTCCTCAACTAAAAGCTGTGTTATTTCTTTACCAGTACCAGTATTGTATGCTTTCCAAGTTTGATTAGTACCATCTTCCCAAGAAGAAGTAGTGTAATTATAAGTCTCTATTCTACCTACAGCTCCACTTGTAGGACCAGTTCCAATAAACAATTCTGGTATTTCAAACTTTACACCGTTAGTTATTGTAGAACCTCCTACTTGATTGAAGGCTCTAAAGAACTTTTTTATTGATACATTATCATCTACTGTGTAAATTATACCAAGCTCTTGAGCAGTTTCTGGAGGAGAATATATTAATATATCAAAAGGGTCTATCGTTGTTGTTGATTCAGTTATTTCTGTTGTTGAATTATTATCATCAAAAACATTAGCAAAATTGTTATAAGATGGTCTAGCAAATACCTCTAAAAATAATTCTCCATCTACTGGTATTTCAGTAGTCTGACAGTATAAGTTTACTGTATTTTGATTTTGATTTATCTGTTGTAAGTTAGCATATCCAAAACCTTCAGATAATGTAAAAATATCAGATGTTATCCAATCTTGTTCAACAAAGTTTGAAAGTAAGAAGTAATAAGTTTGTGAACTACCAACCAATTTGAATCTAGCAAAAATTCTAGTAAGTATAAATTCATTAGTGCCACTAACATCTGTAAAGTTCATTCCACTAACTAAAGGATGTATCTGAAAATTTCTATTAAATAAAATACCACTTCCAGTAACACTTGTTATATTACCAAGAGATATTACTAATTTGTCATCATCTGCATTATTAATAGAATATGGCTCAGTTGCGCCAGAAGCATTATGAACTAATACATTGCTTATTTTATATCCATTCCATATAGGAATCTCATTTGAAGTAGCTTGAAATTGTGAGCTTGTAGCACTATCAACATTATTTTGATAATAAAAGAAAGGCATATCAAATGGACTTAGATGATTGTATTGAGTTTCTACACTTCTAAAAATAGGTAAGAAATCAAACGAGCCTCCATATCTTTTTATATTAGTTCCCTCTGATGTTGTATAACTTGTGCTTCCATAATCAGCTATGGTAGTGCCACTATTTTTGTAATACTTTCTAAAGTAATGTGTGTTTGGTGCTTTCCAATTATCATAGTTATTTACTTGTATTAAGTGCCATTTGCCATCAGATAAAAAGCATCTCATTCCCCAAGCCTTACAAACATTATCTAATAACTCAAAAGAGCTTTTAAATTTTTTTGTGCCAGTCTCTTCGTCTACATCAACATAAGCCATAAAGTTGAACCTACTAGATACTAATGGGTCTCTACCAGCTTGGCTAGTCATAGTGTCTGTAGTCCAATCTACAGATGTTATGATATAATCATCAGATACACCCCAATAATAATCTTTTAAACCTATCTGATTGTTAAAGATATTTTGAAAGTATGTTAAAGTTTGGAAACTAGATGGAGTACTATATCCAGTATCTACATTAAAGTCAATATCTCTTAAAGGTGCTAATCCACATACAGCAGTTAACTTAATTCTAGTTGGTCTAGAAATATCTTGCTCTGGAGATATATCGTTTAGTAATAAACCAGCCCAATAAAGCTCATATGTTACATCATCAGTACTTTTGAATATAGACATATCAAAGCCTCCATAAACAGAGCCTCTAATATCGTTAACAACTGCTTGTTCTCCATCTTCTGTCACTAATATATCAAATGTTACCTCACTTGGAATAAGACCAGTAAAACGATTGTCATTGTCAGTCTGATAGGTTAAAGTAAAACCATCAGCACCTAGCTTAGGAGTGTAGGTAGCTGAAGAAATAGCGTTATTGTTATAAACGTCTATTCTATAGTAAGTGCCATTGTCACTCTGTAAACTTAACTCAAATTTCTTTTCTCTACTCATTAGTAACCTCTTGTTCTATTTCTATTAGCTTGTGCTCTATCTGAACTTAGTAATATATCAGCTCCACTTATTACACCAAAGACTTCAGTTGAGCCTCCAGTATTTATCATTGACCTAGCTCCTACACTACCTAAAAAGTCTGGATTTTCTCCTACAACAGACCTTCCAAAAACGCCTCCTATACCACCAAATCCTCCTATATCTTTCAATCCCATTAATGCACCCATACCTGTACCTCCTAGCAAAGCATTGAATATAGCTGTTACTAATAAAAGACTAAGCATTTCATTTACAGCTCTTTTGATTCCGTCTATAAGGCTAACAAAGAAACCATCTGTACTCTGTAAAGCAGTTACAAAAGCTCCTTGAATACTAGAGCCAAATTGTCCAAAGATAGAGTTCATTTCTTGTACTGCTAAATCAATACCAGAAACACTTTCCTCAAATTCTTCTAATATTGGTTCTAAATTAACAAAATCAGTTTTTAATTCTTTCAGTGCAACTGAAGTAACTTTTATTGACTCTATTATTGGTAATGCTGTAGCCTCAGCTTTACGTTTAGCCATTCTAGCTCTACCTTCTCTTTCCTCTTGAGACATTTGTACTGGCTTTTTCTTAGGTACAATCTTAACTCCTTGTCTACCAGCAGCTCTACGTCTTAATTCCTCAATAGTTAAAACCTCTCCCTCTTGTACTGAAAAGTCTAAAGCTAAATCTTCTTTCTTTTCTAATAATCCTAATTTAGTTAATAATTTTTGAGCAGATTTTATTAAGTCGTCAAAACCTTTTTTTACTTTACCCCAATTTGTAACAAGATAAGAAGCAGCTAACAATACACCAGATATTATTCTACCTTGTGGTGTTAAGTTCATAAATCCTTTTATTAATAATTTAATAATAGGAAGTAAAGACCTCATAAAAAACAGTCTTAATTTTCCAAATGCTCCTAAAACTGAACTAACAGAAGTTATTATAGAACCTAAAATCATTAATAGTGGTCCAATAACAGCAACAAAAGCAGCTACTTGAAGTGTGGTTTTTTTCTGTTCTGTTGTTAAATTTCTCAAAAATTCAATTAAACTTAATAGACCAGCTTTTAATGGCTCTATGTTTTCCATTATTAACTTACCAAACTCCTCTGAAACATCTCCTAATGAGTTTCTTAATTGTTGAAATGGTCCTAATCCAGCATTAGCTGCTGCCTCTGCTGCTCCTCCAAATTGTGTTTCTAATTCATCAAGAATTATACTTTGTGCATCTGCTAGTTTGTTAGTTTCTACTAGTGACTTTATTAATTCTTTTTGCTCTTTAGTGAATTGTATACCAGCTCTACTTAAAGCTGATAAGTTTGCTACTGGGTCATTTAATGCTTTACCTAATTGAATACTTGCAGACTTTAAATCTCCTTTAAATGATTTAGTGGCTAAGTCAGCAACCACTTTCTGTGTTCTTGAAAACTCCTTACCAGCTATATTAGTAAAAGTCAATAGTTGAGCTGTTGCATTTTGCAATATATCTTCGTCTCCAAATAATGTTTTTGCTTGTAATTCAGAAGCCATCTTTTGTAGCTGTTCAGAAGTAAAACCAGCAGCATTGCCAGTACTTTTTAAACCAGCTTCTACTTGTGCAATAGCTTTTGCTTGTTTATCAAAAGCAATAACACTAGCTGTTCCCATAGCAACTATAGGCAGAGTTAAATTTCTTGATAATGTTTGTCCAGTCCTTTTCATAGACTGACCAAATCGTTTCATTGACCTAGTAGCCTTTCTTAAACTACTTTGGAATTGCTTATCATTTAGTGATAATTTAACGCTTAATGTTTTCTCAGCCATTGTCTTTGTTTAACAATTCGTATTTCTTTTTAATATATTCTGCTCTCTTTCTTTGTTTCTCGATGTCGGTCTTAACTTGTTTCTTCTCCCATTCAAACTTAACAAGTTTTTGTGGTGTTAGGTTTTGTCCTTTCTTAGTATGTGGCTGTAAATTAACACAAGCCAACCATCTTACTCGTTCCCATTCCCATCTCTGTTCAAGTTCTATTCTATCATTTATGCCCTTTTGCATACATTGAAACTCGTGGAAAGTCAAATCCCAAAAGTCTTTAGGAAGTAATCCGAAGCCATATGCAATAGCTTCTAAATCATCCCAACCTACTTCTTCTTCTTTGCCACTTTCTTCGTGGCTTTGTCGTTTCCCTCCGTTTCAAATTTAGCAGAGAATTGATTAGAGAATATCTCTAGCACTTTGTTTAGTGCGTCAAAATCTTCGTCTAGCAAGTCTGCGACATCATCAACACTTAAAGAACATTCTTGACCACTCACTCGTGAGCCGTCTTTTATTCCGTTTAGGATTAGATAACAAGCATCATCTAAGCTCATTCCCTCTCCTAGCTTATCTAAGTCAGCTAAACTTCTTCCAGTATCTTTACAGAATAGCCTAAGAGAATTCATCCCAAACCTTACACTATAATCTTTACCGTTTATTACTACTATTTCGTACATATCTTTATTGGTTTTAAATTATGTCAGTTGGAGCAGAGCCGAAGCCCATACCCCAACCAACAAAGAAATTATTTATGATACAAATGATTGAGTTATAGCTCCAGTACCTTCTAAAGATACGGAATAAGTAGGAGCATCTTCTACACCACCACTAGCCTCAAAACTTGTTACAAATGCAGAACCAGTATAGTAAGCATCGCCAGTAGCTTCTCCACTATATTTAAAAGTGAAAGTTGCTGCTGTTCTTGCTAACATCTGAGTTACTAAATCACTTGGGTCTGTTGTAGTTCCAGCAGTAGGAGATACATCATATACACCATCAGCAGAAATACTAAAAGACTTTTGTCCACCTAACAAATCTCTGAAACCAGCAGAGTCTTTTGTTGAGATGTCTATTGTATCTACATTAATACTTAAACTTACATTTTGTGCGTGTAGCAGTTTGTATTCTGCTGCAACGCCATTTACTTCTTGAATTTCGATAATTAAATCGGTTCCATTGAAAATTGCCATCGTTTTTTAATTTTTAAATTTATAATTAGCTAATATTTAAATCATCAGAAGATTCGATTTTCTTCTTAGATTTCTTTTTGGGTTTGCCTAAAGCATCATTGAATATTAATATTCTATAGATTTTTTGACTTACCTCATAAGACTCGTCTTTCGTATATTCTACTCCTCGAATCTCAATATCTTTTTTTATATATACTTTATACATATCTATCTATTTATGTTAAATCTGTAATCTTGTGCTATACCATATAAACCAATAGAACCAGCAGAATCATCGTATAGCTCGTTCTGGTCTTGATAAAATATCTTGTCTACTACTACACCACTATAAGTACCACTAACGTAGTCTAGAGCTGTTCTAACGTGACCAGCTAGAGTTACCATATCAGCGTAGCTATTGTGATAAATGCTTATCTGTACTCTTACATAGTCATACTCACTTACACCGTTCTTAGTGTTGTTAGGCTCATCTCCAAACATCTGATAAGTAATGTATGGTAACTTAACGTCTGTAGGGAAATTGTAACGACTAGGAAATATTCTTAAATTACCGTCAGTAGTAACTAAAGGAGCTACGTTTGAGTCGTTGCTTAAAATATTGTATATTACTTTTCCTATCTCCATTACTTCATTCTTTTGTCAATGAGTTTTTTTATTTCTCCTATAACACTATTGATAGCTGTGTTACCTTTACTAGCAGCAGTCTTATCTAACATTCTTAGTCCAGGAATACCTCTAAATCCATACTCTAAGAAATAGAAATAAAAACCAGACTTCTCTTTACTAGCAAATGATTTTTTAACTCTTGGTCCTACATATACCGTCGGTGGCTTACCTTTTACGTTCTTACCGTTGATTATAGCTAAAGACTTTTTAAGTTGTTTAGATTCAACTGGAACAATAGATTTAAGCTCTTGTAGAATAGGCTTAGATGCTTTGCGCATTCCTTGTCTTAGTAGTGTCTTATTTTTACTATCAGACATATTAAGTTTCTCTAAGTCCTTAATTAAAGAATTTAGCTCTTTCTCATCAATGGTAGCTGTAACAAAACCAGCGTGACCACCTTGATTACCTCTTAATATTTTACTTGTTCCTATTGCCATTATTGCTCTGGGAATGGGTTAATACCGTTATCTATTAATATGTTTATCCAATCTATTTCCTTAGTGTATAAGTCTACATTGTCCCACTTAGTCTCTAAGCATTGATAAGTCTCTAGCACTCCATACGATACTATCGCATCACTATCGTTCCATACGATGTAGTAACTCTTTACCTCTGGGTAACATATTTCTGTTAATCTTAAACTCATCAGCCAGTTAAATTATTTAGTTCGTCATCACTTAAAGCCTCATTAAATACTGCTAGTGCTTTGCATTTACCGTAGAAAGCACTACCACCACCTCCATTATTAAATAGTAATTCATTAAGTCCAATAGGAATAGCTCCATTTGTATCAGTATCTCTTTCTACTCCATCAATCCATAAAGCAAAATCATTAGCTTTGTATTTTATTGCAATCTTATGATAATCTAAAGTAGATGATACTTGATAAATTTCATCAAAAACAATAGTGTCTGAACTTTCTACAAATCCTCTAATAGTATTATTTGATTGTAATAAAATAAGCACTCTATTATCTGTGCTTCCATCACACATACCTATTGATATTGAACTATCATCTAAAGCAGCTATCTCTGCATATAACACACCCTCTGTTGAGTTTATTAAGTCAGCACTACCAGCACCAGTTGCAGTCTCTGTAGCTCTTGTCTCTGTGCTTCCAGTTAGTGTTGGTATGTATGAAGTTGGGTGGGATAAGGTTTCTAGTTGTGCGCCCCATATAAAATAATTACCAGAAGTTGTATGTGTTGCATAACTACCATCGGGGTATGCTTGAATTTGAAATGGTCTATTACCTGTATAATTGATGCTTACTCTAAACCACCCATTACCTAAAGATTCTATTGTTCCGTTTGCATTTGTTACGGCAACTAAATCTACTTGAACACCTGCTAATTTAAAATAAGCAAAAGTTCCTGCCTTTATAAAAATACTTGAAACATAAGTGTCTGTTGTAAAATTTGCATAAATACGACCACTTGCCGTAACATCTATTTTAGTTGCATTAGATTCTCCACTTGGAGAAACATTATTTATAGTACCAACACTTACAGTACTATCTTTAATGTATATACTTTGACTAAAGTCCTCACTATAAGGAATAAGATTAGTAGAAGTAGGCTCTAACAATATATGACCATTATCTCCATTACTATCATAGTTTATTCTTGGTATGTTGTTGGTGTCTATTATTTCTTTTACTGAAACGTTGTCTATTTCTTGTAAATCGCTACTTCCAGCGTAAAACATAAGTGCGCCTCCACTATGGTCTGACGAAGATATATAATATTCATATCCTAAGTTTTCGCCAGTTGGTAATTTTGGAGATAACGCTGTAGCACCTACATAAATAGTGATATTATCAGCAGATTGTAGAATATCAATAGTCAATTTATAATCTTTACTACCATCTAAACTAAGACTTGATGTAAGGTTTCTATTTTTAGTAGCAGCACTTGTATCACATATCGCTCTACCATCAGCTATTCTCCAACCATTACTTCCACCTATATTACTAAAAGTCCAATCACTATCTGTAGCAAAATCTCCATTAGTAACTAACTCACTACCAAGAGTTCTACCTACCATCTCGACTAAGCCACTAGAATTAACTCGACTAGCAACACTAGCTCTAGCAAAGTCAAAGTCCTCATAAGGCTCTACTACTGGAGCTACGTTGTAAAGCGTTCCAGCCTTGTAACCAGTAGGAGTTAAGATAATACTTGCTTTATTTAATAGTCCGTCTGCCATTAGTCAATATCGTTTAAGTCTTGTAAGAATTGCTGACTAGCTGTAGTGTTCTCTATTACTCCTCCAGCAGCTTCTACTCTTGTTGTTAGTATGCTTATGTAATCGGCTGGTGTTGGGTTAAATATACCTCCATCAACAATAGTCCAACCATCGTCTTCTATTAAGCTAAATCGTGCAGCATAAGCTGACTCTGTAAATTGTGAGCCTCCGAAGTTTATACTAATATCGTTATCGTGTCCTCCAGCTTGCCAAGCTATTAGCGTTGCATCGTAGTTAGATGTGCTTAAACCACTAGCGTTCTGCATAAAGCTTGTAAAGTTAGTCACGTTTTCTATATTCCACGCTGCTAGAGATTGGTCGAATAAGTCGCAATCATAAAGCATAACGCTCATATTTTGTACGTTAGTAGTGTCCCAGCTATATATGTCTCCGTTAAATTGTGTGCAACCTCTAAAAACGGTAGACATATTCGTAACATTAGAAGTATCCCAAGAGTTTAAATCTTGGTCAAAAGATATACAATTGTAAAATAGAAAATCCATTCTAGTAACATTACCAACGTTCCAATTATTTAAACTTTTATTAAATGAAGAACAATCGAAAAAACATTGGTCTATTCTTGTTACTGTACTTATATCCCAATTACCAATCGCTCCATTAAAGTTAGTGCAATTTTTAAACATAGTTCTTAAAGATGTAGTAGAAACAGTAGGAGCGTCTGTAGCACTAGCATCTAAATTAGTACAACCAATAAATGCAGATTCTGTAGACAAATCTAAGACTCCCCATTGTTTTATATCAAGCATTTTAAGCCTATCTCCAGCGTTATTGAATTGCCATCCTTGTAATGTTCCCTCTATGCTTATTTCGTATTGTCCAGCACTACTATAAGTGTGTGTAACCTCTTGTTGATTGTAACTTGTTATTGTATCGCTAGAGCCATCTCCCCAGTTTACCGTAGCATTATAACTACCACTACTAACCAAAGGCATCATAAATTGAGTGTTCAAGCTAGAGCCACTAGAAGTGTTCTCTGTGTCAATAGTAAAGACAAATTGATTAGGAGCTGTCTGTGATAAATCTACAACGTCATTCTTCTCTAATAAAAGCACCATAGCATCTTTACGACCTACTTCCTTAATACTCTTGATAGAATAATTAGTAGAGCCATTAGAGATAAAATATTGTGGGCTTACTCCAATGTTAGTTCTGTATCTTATTAGGCATTCTATACGCTCATCATTGATTAAGGCATCAGCATCGAAGTTAGTATTACCACCTTTGAAATCAAAGTCTGCGTAGATGGTAACGTAACTATTGTCAGATACTACTCTCTCGCCATAAGCGTTAGTAGAGTAAGTCTGTGTATATAGTTTTAACTTTCTATCTAGTTTGCCTATTATCATAGTTCAAGCAATCGGTAAGGAGTTAATAAGTGGTCTACCATTAGTGGTAATTCACTAGCAATAGTTCCAGTAACAACATCTTGTCGGTTCTCATAATATCGACCAACGATGATATAAATAGCTTGTACTATTGGAGCTGGAACGTCACTAGCTGTAGCACCTACTATAAACTCAACCTCTACAGCGTTTGGTCTTTCGTAAGTGTTTGGATAGTCTCCAGTTTCCGATTCATATATCCTTCCTGGTCTTACCTTAGTATCAACATCGTAATTAGATGCTGCTAAGGTTTGTAATGTATTGTCGGCATCGTAATACTTAATATGAGTAACACTAGCAACGTCTCCTACTTGTAAGTCAATGTAAGGAGGGAACTCATCGTAAAATATATTGTACGTCTGAGTCATTAGTCTACGTCTAGTGAACTCTTCTACAACTTGCGTAGCAACATTAATTAAAGACGTAATATAAGTATTGTCATCGTCATAGTCTGAGTCTATTCTCAAAAATGCTTTAGCCTCTGATAATGATATTACCGTAGACGTTGGAGCAGTCTTTAAAACTAGCTTACCATAAGGCACATAGTCAGAGCCTCTTAATGTGTTAAAGTTGTAGTTATAGTATTCCATTTAAAAAAAATTAATGGAGAGAGTGTTTCCACTCCCTCCGTTAAAATAAACAAATTACGCTTCAATTAATTTAACAAAAGCAGTATCATTTTGCACACAGTCTCCGTCTACTAAAGAAGTCAAGATGTATCTTGGCTCTCCAGTTCCAGCGTTAGTGTAGATGTCATAAATAACGTCTAAACCACCGAACTGAGCAATGTGACATTTTGAGAAGTCTCCGAAAAGAGCGTGGTCTTTACCAGCAACTCCACCGTTACCTACGTTAGGAGATACGAAAGAGAAATAACCGTTAAGCTCTTTTCTAGCGTTGTCCCAGATAGGAGAAACATCAGTAACTTGTGCTAATGTTTTAACAGTAGCGTAAGCAGATGGGTCTAATAAGTAAGCCATTCTAGCTCCGTTTATTTGTACGCCATTAGCAATCAAGTCAGTTTCCATTTCAATCCAATCAGCAGCAGTTACAGCAGTTGGTCCAGTAGCAGCATCAGCAAAGATAGAAGTAGGTGCGTTAGATACATCACCAGTTCCTAATAAAGCAGCCTCTAAAGTAGAAGCTACCGACATTGCCATATTTCTTCTCAAACTAGCCTCAATAGAAGCGTTTTGAGCTATAGCCTCAGCAGAAACATTAACAATAGAGATAAGTTTCTTAGGAGATAATGTTACGCTAGAAGCAGTACCATTAGCAGCTGGAGCAGAACCACCAGTCTCAGCAACGAAGCCAGAGTTTATAGCACTAAATACTGGGAATTTTTGGTTATCGACAGCTGTGTAAAAATTAGCACCAGCAGAAGCTAAAACTAAGTTTGCTTCTAATTGGTCAGTCCAAGCCATAACCTCAGTAGCATTACCAGCAGCAGTAGCTACAGCAGCACGAGTTAAAACAGATGAAGGTATAGCAATACCTTTGAATGATTGACCAGTGTAACGAGCCTCGTTTCTTGCCTCTTGGTCCATCTCTTTTACAAGACCTTCTAAACGACCAGTAGCAGCTTGATTCATAGCATCCTGGAAAGAATAGTCTCTCACTTCGCTAGGAGTGTTTTCTGTTACTTCTTTAACAGCTTTAGTAGCTTGAAGTTTCTCAAAAGATTCAGCACGAACTGCCATCTTATTTAACTCCTCTACTTTATCATTTAAAGAGTCAAAGTTGCTTTGCTCATCGTTAGATAAGTCACGACCTTCAGCAGATGCTACAAGTCCTTCCATCTTTTCGATAACCTCAGCTCTTTCCTCTTTGTAAGATTTTGAGTTTTTCATTTTATAGAAAATTAATATTAATATTTATTTTTTAAGATTCTTAAACGCATTTCATTGAGGGAGCGCTGTTTCAAATCTTCTTCTTCTTTTATACCCTCTAATTTTTCAGCCTCTAAACTTTCTTCTAGTTTTTTAGCTTCTTCTTTTTCTTGCCATTGTTCCATTGAACGTAAAGCAACAGAGCTACTAGCAGCATCATAAGCTGGGTAAGTTACACTCGATACATCGTAAAGCCTAGATACTTTGTTAATCGTTCTGTAGTTAGTTCCGTCTTTTACCTCCCAAGAGTCATCCTCTACAATGAATGCAAAGCTAGACTGGTTAATAGTACCGTCTTTAAGCAATTCGATTAAGTCTCTTGACGTTGATACATTAGGATTTAACTTAGCCTCATACCTTAATCCTCTCTCATCAACAGATAGTCTTAGAGTTCCGTTAGTAGTTCTAGCTAGTGGTAAGCCATCGTGATTAATTAAGAAACGTACATCGTCCTCTAATCGACCTTCAAAAGCACCTGGAGCTATAAACTCTCTGAAGCCTCCTAAGTCATTTGACTCTGAATTAAACACAGCTCCGTAGCCTACTACTACTGGATTCTCTCCGTCCATTCTTAGCTCTAAGTCTTGGACTTCAAAAGTTCTTACTTCTTTATTTTTCATATTATTAGATTTTTCTTCTTTTTCTATTTCTTTTATCTTTCTTTTAGTCCAAGCAAAGCCTACATCTCCAGACCATAATGCCCAAGCTATTCGACCAGCACTAGGATAACCTTCGTCTCCTTTATAAAAGCCTTGACCTTCTTTGTCTACTTCGTGCCTACTAAAATAAGAGTACATTCTCTTTATTGTTTTGATACTAAGATTTACTCTGTTCTTAATATCTCTAGCTCTTGCAACGCCTACCTCTGTTCCACCTCTACCAAACTCCTCACGCCATTCTAAGCCTTGTGCAGCTTCGTCTGCCATCTCTTGAGTTGGCTTAGTGTTTATATCGTCTAACGCTCTTTCTTCTTCTAATTGTAAAGAACAGATAGCTAACCTTTGGTCATCTTCATACTCCTCTACCATAGTATCATCAGCCATACATCTTTCGATGAACTCCTCGTTAGTCTCGTCGATATTTTTAGTAGGTATAGGCATCTATTCTTTATCCTCCTCCTCTATATCTCCAACTGGAGCAAAGTTTAACGGCATAAATAATTGGTCGCCTTCTGGACCTACTCTGTTCAAGTCCTCCATTCGTCTAATCTCATTAATAGACAAAGCACCGATACTAGCCATCTCTCTGTAATAACTTGCACGAGAAGCACTATCTCCTCTTAGTAAAGCATTAGCATCTAGCTTAATAGTAAACGAGCCGAACTCTGTTTCTCTAAATAGCTTACGATTTAACTCTTGCTCTACCATTACCATATAAGGCATCAACGTAAATCTTACAAAGTCTATACTCAAAGCCTCAATACTTGAATAGTTAGCAGCTTTCTCTAAGTGACCTATTAAAGATAATGGCACTTTAAATATTCTAGCTACTTCCTCAATCTGAAAACGTCTAGTCTCTAAAAGTTGATACTTGTTAGCATCAATGTTAGTTTGCTCAAACGTCATACCTTCCTCAAGGATAGCAGTCTTACCAGCTACAAACGAGCCAGAGTAGTTTTGATTCCAACTATTTTTAAGTCTTGCAACAGCTTCTTTACTTAGTTTGCCAGGATGCTTAATAACACCACCTACTTGTGCAGAGTTTCCAAGATAACTATTAGCTGTATCGTTAGCAGCTATTGACGTTGCTATTGTTGTATTTTGTGCTTTCAATACGCTTACTCCCTCACAACCATTAAACGATAAGTTAAAGAAGTGTAACATATCTTCCTTCATAACTCCTATCTCATAGTCTTTGATGTCGTAATAGATTTGACCTTCGTGCTTAATTACCTTAACGTCTTGTGGATTGATAGGTATTAATGCTATTGGTCTAGCGTTGCTATCTCTCTCAATATAAAAATACGCATTCCCCTCTAGCAATAAGTTAGTCATAAGAGTATCTAGGAATGTGTATGGTGTCATATACTCGTTAGGATTACGAGCTAGTAGTCGGTAGATTGGATGGCTAACGTCAGTTATCTTGTCGTCATCCTCCTCGACTCTGTAAACTTTTATGGGTAGACTTGCTATTGATTCACTAATAACTCTAACACAAGCAAATACTGCACTAAATGTTAAAGATGTATCTCTAGTTACTGCTGTTCTGTTGGCTGCACCATAGCCACCAAATACAGCCTTTAAAAAATTATCGCCCCTCTTCTCAGAACGCAAGAAGTCAAATAGTCCCATAAAATTGTAATTACATTACAAAGATAAGAGAAATCGCAAAAGTCAAATCCATACAATACCCCTATCATCATAGGTAGAAGTGTCGCTACTATCGTCATTCATATAACAACCTAAAGCCATAACTAAAGCCACCATTCCGTCAATCTTTTCACTTGACTTACTCTTATCCATTTTAATATTACCAGCTGGGTCTGTTTTCATAGCTAAGTTACTACACATCCACCTCAACACTTTGTTACCAGCGTGATTAATCTGTTTGCCAAGTACTAGCTTCTCAAGTTCTTTAGTTGGTGCTGACATACTAGCAAAGCCTTGCCCATAACTTTCCATTGGCAAACCATCCTCTGTTAAGTCAATCACTAATTGACTTGAGTTCCAACGGTCATAGGCTATAGACTTGATATTAACAACCTCAGCAACTTCTTTTATTCTACGTTTTATATAGTTGTAATCTGTGACATCTCCCTCTGTTAGTTCCATTAATCCCTCTTGCTCCCAAGAAATATAATCTACTTGGTCACGTCTTGAACGTATAAAAGCATTTTCTTTAGGAGCAAAGAAGTAAGGGATTACCGTAAACCTATCATCTTCTGGAATGATTATAACAAAGGCAGAAATATCTCTAACTGTTGCAAGGTCAAGTCCAGCGTAAGCAGTCATCCCTTTATAATCCTCTAAGTTAATTGGAGCTTTATTGCATTCCATCCATTGCTGGTCTGATAGCCATTTACTAGCACTACTCATCCATTGATTGAGATGTAGCATTCTAAAAGTATTCTCATAGCTAGGTAGCTTGATGGCTTTCTCTTGTTCTCTTTTTAGATAGTCTAATTTAACTACACCAGTTTCTATTCCTGGATTAGCTATTCTCAATGCTTCCTCTGTAGTCCAATCAGTTTCTAAGTCACAAAAATACTTAACGTAGTAGAAGCTATCGTCTTTGATTATTCCCTCTGATACTTTACGACCATACTCCTCAGTCTTGTAGCATATAGACTCACGATTATATCCAGCAGTAGTAATGGCTATTGTCATTGGCTGTCTCCTACTACCAACCGAAGTAGTCAATGCATCCCATAAACTTGAGTCTTTCTGAACAAAAAATTCATCCATACAAATGAAACTAGCGTTGTATCCAAACTTACTAGATGCCTCTGAACTAATAGCTTTAAATGCTGAGTTGCTTTTCTCGTGGATTATAGAGTTCTTAAATACTTTTAGATTCTTGTTTAGTTGATTGTCAGCTCTGACCATTCCACTAGCTACGTCAAATATAATACCAGCTTGTTGTCTATCTCCAGCTGCGATGTAACACTCAGCCGAAGGCTCGTTGTCGGCTAGTAACATATACAAAGCAATAGCACTTATCAGAGTAGACTTTCCGTTCTTTCTTGGTAGACAAATGTAAGCTGTTCTAAATCTTCTTAGACCACTATCTCTATACTTCCAACCAAATAAATCTCTGACTATTGTTTTCTGAAATGGCTCTAACTTAAATGGCTGACCTCCTAACTCTCCTTTGATATGCTTAATGTGATTCTCTATAAAGTAAACACATCTATCTGCTGCCTTGTCATCAAAGTAAAAAGTCTTGTCCTCTTTAAGTTTCATATTAGCCTTAGTTGAGATTGGTGTTCTTTGATTCTTTTTAATGCGTTATCGTAATACTCTTTATCTAACTCATATCCCTCTAAGTCATAGTCTAGGTTATGACAAGCTATCGCTATACTTCCAGAGCCTAGATGTGTATCTAAAATCTTATCGCCCTCCTTTGCATAATTCATTAAAAGCCATTCATATAATTTAATAGGTTTTTCTGTAGGATGTATTTTCTTTTGTTTTTGTGGATTGTTTAAATATCCGAAGCCTATCCAATCGTAAGTGAATTTTCTCAAAATACAATCAAACGAAGTCCAAGCTAATTCGCCATCAGAATAGTTTTTATTATTTGCGTTTGTTATTTTTTTATCCCAATAAACCCAACCCTTTTTAGCTGGTAATAAATCTGCAAAATAATTACCTCCCCATATTATTTGATTTTTACTAACTCTTTGTAATTCTATAAAGTATTTTAAAGGTGGTCTTTCACTATCCCATTCTTTCTTAATATGATTTTGCTTATTAGAAAACGTACTTGCTTTTCCACTTTTCCCTTTTACGGTTGTATTACCATCAAATCCGATTCCATAAGGAGGGTCTACTATTGCTAAGTCAAATTGATTATCCGACATTTCTTTCATAGCCTCTAAGCAGTCTTGATTATAAATGTTTATCATTAGTCAAAGAAATTAAAGTCGTCAGTCCTTTCCTCATCTTGCTCTGGCATACTAAGAGAAGCTCTACTGCTAGGAGTAAATCCAAATTGCGTAGCAATTTTCATAGCATTCTGTAAAGCGTTTTGCATTACCTTGTACTTAGGAGCAATCTTACTAGACCTCAACCGACCATCTTTGTCAACGGTCTGTTCTGTGAAGTTGCCTTGTAACTCTTGAGCTATCTCTCTGTAAATACCTATCTCATTGCAGTACGCTGCTAAGATTGATAAGTCAGTTAGATGTAACATCTTTATATTGGCTAGTTCGTTAGTGACTAAGTCCCATTCGTCTGCACCTTGTTTATTGAGAAAGGAGGGAGCCAAAGGCATACTAACAACTTGAGATGTCTCCATTTCATTTCCCACTAACCTGGATTTCTCTAGTGTGCCTTTTAGCTCCTTTACTTTTGTTGGTGTTTTTTTTCTCCCTCTCATTAACTGAACTTAAACTGGTTTTAGTTTGGTATATCTATACCCACACGATTTAGATTTAATTTTGCGTAAGAAAAATGAAAGCTCTCCCATGCGATGTACTGACATATTGGTTATACTTTTTCGCCCCCCCCCATTACATCTATATAATCATTAGTAACGGTCATCAACTCCTCTTGTAAGTCTGCTAGTTGTTTCTTTAGTAGTAACTCGTTTAGTTCTACTCCTTGCAGTCCTTGTTGCATTGTCTTTATTAATGATTGTTGTAGCTTAATTAGTTGCTCTTGCTTGTCTATTATTCGCTTAGCTTCCTCGAATAAGTCTAGTAGTTCGCTTGTCATTGTTCTCTGTTGTTTAGTTTATCTAATTCAAATTGTAAATGATTTATAGCCTTCTGTATGCAATCGTAAGGGCTGTCGTGCTTATATGAGCTTCTAAGTAGATAGGTTACTGCTGTGCCTATGTTATAGCTTAAATCCCAGTCCTCACATACTTTCCTAGCTTCATAGCCATAAGTGTTACCTACATAGTAGTTAGGTATAGGATTACTCTTTAAGTCCTCTATAACTTCTTTAGCTTCGTCTTTATTCCTTGTATAGTCGTAATAGTATCTACTCTTTGCCATTTCTTTTACGTTTTGATTTTGCCCACGCTGTCTTTTGATTGTGATGTGGTAGACATAAAGTCTGTAGATTGTCTTGGTTTAATCTATCTCCACCGTCTTTAATCTCTATTATGTGGTCAATGATTATTTTATCTTTATAATTTACTTTGCCTTCTTCAGTACACCATCTACAATGAGGCTCTCGTTCTATATGCCACTTTCTAAGCTGTCTCCAAGCTCTACTATTATAGAAGTCATAGTTCTCAGACTTATGCTTCTCAGTAAAGCCAGTAGTCTTCTTACTACTTGCTATCCATTTCTTTTTCTTTCCTTTTGGTAGACTTGGCATTAGTTTAAAAATTGCTGATTCTCATCTATCTCCGGCAGCTTATACTCTATAGATATTATTGGTGGTATACCGTTATTGTTTATCCAATCCTCTAAAGAGTCTATTAGTTCGTCTATTGCTCTTTCCTTAGCATCGTCTAATAACTCTGTATCGTCTACTCTAACCTCTATACTAACCGATGCTATTATCTTCATCTTTTAATTTTCTTTTAAAGAAATATAACTTTCTAGCACTTATACCTAAAACTTTAGCAGCTTCTTCTATAGTACTATACTTGCTCAATGCTTTCTTCATTTGTTTTTCTTGCATTTGTTTTATCGTCATTTCTTTTGTTTTCTTCTGCTACAAATCCCACTATAAAAAAGTGTAAAAATATTACTACAAATATAGGTAAACAACTGACTATAACTAATAGTGCTAATAGTGTTCTAAATATGCTGCTTAAAATCTTCAATGCTTAAATATGTTTTTGCTTGGTATCTGTTTGCGTTATCTTCTATTCTTTTTTCTTCTACTCTGTAGTCCTCTCTATGTCCAAACATTAGCTGAAATCCTATGTCTGTTTTAATCTTTTTGGGTAATACAAGCTCTAGTCCGTTCTTCGTTCTCTTCCAAATCTCTTGATGCCTGGTTGCCCTATTATTGCTCAAGTGTTGTTTTATACTTGTTTATTATTCTTTCCATTTGTGATTCATACCATATGGGAAAATCGTAAGCTTGTTCGCTTTGCTCCCATACTCTGTATAGTACAGCTCTTAATCTTTGTGAAGCTGTCTTAGTCTTACCTACTTCAAAGTCTGTGGTAAACTTCTCAACCTCTTCAACCTCTGCCTTGCTTATATCGTCAGAGCTTATTAGAACCATTCCAGGAGACTTACGTAAGCTAAACACTCTCATCATTGTTTCCTCTGGTAGCTCTTGTGTATGTATGTTAATACTAAGAGTTCCGTCTGCTAGAGTGCTTACCTTGTTCACTCCTCCCTCGAATATTACTGTCTTTTTCATTGTTGTAAATATATAAAATAGATTCAATTTCCCAATCTTTTGGGTCTAAAGTTTTAAACAATCGATTGTTAATCCAGCTCATTAATCTTTTGTTTGTATCGTTCGATTGCTTCTTCATAGTCTACTCTGTTTAGTTTTACTATTGTCTTTGCTCTGTTTTCTAACTCCTCTGCTGTGCCATCTCCAAACCTATCGTCTAAGTATAGTCCAAACTTATATTGCTCTCCTTGTCTAAACATATTGCACTTAACGCATTGGACTTGAACGTTTACCTCATCCCAACGAGTAGAGTGGTGTGAACGACTTTGAAAGTGTCCAGCTTGTTGCTCTTTCCAATGTTTCTCTATTCCACAAGTGAAGCACTTAACTCTACCTAAGTGGTCTGCATTTCTACGTCTTATGTACTGACTAAACAATACATCTAGCTTTTTCTTTAGTTTACTTATTGTTGTGGGCATTGCCTATCTTTTTAGTTTCTCTCTTATCAATAACCTTGCTAAATGACTCAACACGCTTTTTGTAGACTTCGTATTGGTCTATTTGATTAGTTTGTTTTTTTAGTGCTTTAGTCATCTTGTAACTTCTTAGAGCCTCATTCCACGTTGGTACGTTTACAAAGTGTGGTCCATCGTTCTCTCTTATGTGTTTATTAAGAGCAAACTTTACCTCATCTAATTCCATAGAGCCATAGTTAGTAGCTAAGTCGTTGCAAAATAGATTAGTCATCTGAACTACTATCTCAGCTTCTGGAGCTTGTCCTAGCTGTACATAAAGCGTTGCTATTATCTCATAGCATTCTCTTTTTAGTTCTTTTATATCATTGGCATATAAATACCATACTTGTTTACTTTTGTCTTTCATCTTTTGTTATTTGTATATGTGTCCATCCAGTTATTAAGTAAAAGGCGTCCCAAGTTATTTTCTTTCTATACTTAGAGCTTTTGCCATATATCTCAAGCATATTTTTAACCGTTACATCCTCACGTTTTTTAATCTCGTAATATTTACTCATTTACTTGCTTTTTAACTTCTATTAATACTTCCATTAGACTGTCATATATCAGCTCTAGTTGTTCACTTCCCTCTGTCCATTGGACTATCTCTCTCTCATATTGATTAGCCACTTTTACTAGCCTATTAAACTTCATCTTTACTACTCCAGAGTGTGAGCCTTTTAGATTGTATAGTTGCTCATTAAAGCAGCGAAAGGTAGCAATTAATAGATTTAGTTCTGCTGTTTGTTCTTTAGTCATTATATTCTTTGTTTATCATTTCTAGTCCTTTCTGATAGTTAGTTAGTATCTTTTGGACTTTGGTTTGTTTTTCTGTTTTCAGCTCAAATAATCCCTTCCATCCATTCTCAATAGACTGCTGAATAATCTGCGCCTGGTTTTCTTTGTTGTTGTTGGAGATTCTTAATAGCTTGGAAATCGCAGCAGCTTCTCCTAGTTTTTTGTAGGTAGTTCTAAATTGCTCTTTCCTAAATTCTTTCCATAAATTCCAAGCCTCTAAATTTAATTCAAAAGGATAATCTCCTTCTGTTTTAGTATTATTAGTATTTAGTTTATTTAAGTTATTAGTATTATTAGTATTTAGTAGTGGTCGATTTTCTACATCTAGAATTTCTACATCTTGATTTTCTACATCTTGAAAATCGGTATGTGGTTTTTCAAAGACTATATAATCCCAAGAAACTATCTTGCCTTTTTCACGTTTTTGCTCTCGTTTCATATAGCCATTAGATGTCAGCTCCTTAAACGCTGAATAGATTGCAGCCTTGCCGTCTGTATGCCATTTCTCTACCTCCTCCACGTATAACTTCCAATCGTTAGGTAAAGCCAAGAGGTGACATAGCAACCCCTTAGCTTTTAACGATAAGTCCTTGTTAAATATAAACTCATTGTTTATAGTTGTATAGTTAGTGGACTTTTCTACTCTAATCCTTCTCATTGTTCTAATTTGTATTGAGCATAGTGAACTGGCTCTCCAAACTTATTCTCGCTGTGTAATATAGTAGTCTCAATATTATTACCAGCTTCTTTCAAATCAAATATTACTGCTGCTAGTCGCATAATGCTATAGTCAAAGAATGCTTGTACTGGTGTTATTGGTCCAATCTCTTTAAGATGTCTTAATACTTTCTGTTTCTGTGATAATTTAGTTTTCATTGTTTTTTAGTTTTTGTTTTAAATAATCGTTATATCTCTTTCTTTTGATGTTTACTACTTCTCTAATTAGCTCTTTTGGCTCTACATAGTCTATTTGTAATTTAAACACCTCAAGCATATCTAAATACTTATCTCTGTAGTATTCGTCAAATATAATTAAATCTTTGTGCTTTTTGTAGTGGTGCATAACACTAGCGTGATTGAGTTTAAACTCTCTAGCTATTTGTGTCCATCCCATCTCTAAAACATCTCTACAAAGTACAAAAGCCATTCGTCTGTTATCTACTATGTATCTATCTCTTCTTTTAGAAATAAGCTCAGTTTTTTTAATTTTACCAACGTAGCAGACCACGTTCTTTACTCTCTCCACTTTATCCATCAAATTCTACTTTTACTCGTTCATAAATTACTGGAGCTAAGTCTTTTAGCTCTCTTAGCTTCTTTCTTGATTCTCTCCTTGCTTCGTCTTTCCTAGTCTTACTGATGTCTGTACCAGTAGCCTCGTTGATTATCAAGTGAGAATCTTTTAGAATCTTGTCTATTCGTTCTTTTTTAGTCATCTTTTACATTCTTTAAAAAGTAATAATAATCTTGCAAATCTTTACATTTGTCTTGTCTTGCTATTGTTTCTGTTATAAATTTATCTCCAATGTTTATATACCAGTCAGCTAATTTTACTTCGTAATGGTCATCGTGTTCAATGAGCTTAGTAGCTTTCTTGTTTAGGTGTATCCAACCCTTACGTCTTAATCTAAAGCAATAGCTAGTATCGTGGTCATAAACTTCGTCTCGTGATTCTTTACTAAAAAGGTAGGTCGTTTCCATTTTTTGTTGATTTAGGTTTTACATCGTTTAATATCCATTGTTTGAAAGCATCAGCAATCTCAATAATTTCTGCTGGTCCTCCAGAGTTTGCTATACAATAATCTATAGCACATTTAAGAGATACTTGTTTTGCTATTGCTGTTTCTTTCTTTAAATCTTTAGCGTTCCATTCTTCTTTAGACATCTTGTTAGATTGATTTGCAGTTGAATTAAATTGCCCACCTTGAAACGTAGAAGCTGGTTTAATCTTGTTAATTGTAGTACCGTTGTACTCTCTTGTATTAACTTCTATTTCAGCCTCTTGACCTTCTATAAATTTGTTTTGAGTTTCAGTCTTGGATAGGTACTCGCCCTTAAATCCATCTTCAAACTCTAATAGCCACTTGTAGAAGTGTCCGTATTGCGACTCAAAAGAGCCATCTGATTTTACTGTTTTTACTACTTTTTTCATAATATTTATTGATTTTAATTAGTTCCGTATATAATGTAAAAAACTACCATAGTGATAAAAGAGCCAGTATAAAGACTTAATACCTCTGTGTAGTATGTTGGTATCAAATTCAATAGAAGTAGCGTTAGAAACGCTAAAACCATTAAATATGAGCATAATTGAGTTAATGTAAAGCTAAAGAATTGTACTTGTGTTCCAAGCTCTAATTTAGCATCTAAAAATTTCTGTTGGTGTAAATCTTGCATTGTTAGTTAGTTTTAAAAAACGAGTTTCAGTTGTGGTCGACTGCTTTTGTTGTTGTTTTGCTACACTTTCCAATAGTG